ACGCAACTCCCCACGAACCTCCAGACAGACGGCAAAGGCACTTATGTATTCTTTGTCGATATGGCCGATATCCTGATCGGTGATGCTTATACGGCAGATATCGAGGTTTCTTACGAAGGTGCATACAAGGGCACCGACGGTGAAATGGTGAGCGCCTTCCAGCGTGATCAGACACTTTTCCGCATTATCCGTGAACACGATATTCAGGCCCGGCACCTTCAGTCCATTGCCGTGGCGGACGTGGATGCCTGGATACCTGGTGGCTGGACAGGCATGTCCTCTGGCTCTCCGTTCACAACCCAGCCGCTCAATACATCAGGCTCGGCGGCTCAGAGCGCCAATCCAACCAAATCCACTACCGGCACAACGGGTTCTGGCACCACCGGCTCCTAATCGTATTCAGCAGGCGGTAGCGTACCGCCTGCTTTCTTCCAATTCAGGGAAAATGACCTCATGCAGTTCAGAAGAGCTTCAGTTCAGCCACAGGAATCTCAGGTTACCACAGAGGCAATCCGCCTTCTGCGGTGGTGGCGCGGGTATCAGAAAGGGCAGGTCGCCCGCTTCCCGACAGAAATTACAGCGCAGCTTAAAGCCAAGGGCTGGGCTGCCCCATATAAGCCAACAAAGGAAGAGGCGCAGGACGACGCTTTGCGGGTGCGTATCCAAGAAGAAGGTCTGGAGCTGGACCGCCAGATGCGCAATGGCGCAATGGCCAACCAGGCTGAGGCGCTTTCTCGGCGGACAGTGGCCCGCTGATGCCAACAACTCTCGTCCTGCGTATTAAAACGCCCCCAGCAAACCCGGCTGTGGCACTCGATCTGGTCAAACGGCATCTGCGTATTGATCATGATGAAGATGACAGCCTGTTAGGCGTCTATATCAATGCCGCCGCCGCATGGGTGGAAAAATACACAGGGCGGGCACTGATCAATACAGAATACACCATGGCAGTGGGGGACCAGCCCATTGCCAACGCATGGCCCATGACCCCCTCCCCTCTTTTGGTTCTCCCATTGGCCTATTCATGGCCTCCCATGCAGCCACGTCCCATGCGATTGCTGCGTGCGCCATATTCGTCTTTTGGCGGCATAACAGTCATTGACCCAGATGGCACGGAAGAGACAATTCCGCCAACAGGCTATCGGCTGGATGCTGCATCAGAGCCTGCCAATTTCCGGCTGACAGGTGGTTTTGGGTTACTCCGTGGGCGGCATCTGCTGGTAACATTTACCGCGGGTTATGGTGCGGATAGCACAGCAATACCATCCGATATCCAGCTCGCTCTCTGCATTCTTGTTGCTTACTTCTATGAAAACCGTGGCGATATGAGCATGGATAGCATGCCTGATGCCGCCGCCTCCCTTCTCTTCAATTATCGTCTGGTGTGGTTCGGTGCCTGAAGATGAACGTGTCAGAGTGGGGCGGCTGCGCTGGCCCATACTCATAGCTACCCGCGAACAGACGCCCGAGGCGGCAGGCGTGGGAATTGTAGAGGCATTTCCAGCCATGGCTAGTGTGCGGGCAGATGTCCAGCCCGTGGGTGCCATGACCTATTGGGGAAGCATGCAAACGGATAGTCCCGGCATGACGCACCGCATTTTCATTCGTTGGCGGGATGCCCTGGACAACACAACCGTAATTTTCCGCACCAGCCTTCGTACGGACGGCACACTGCGCTGGGAGCGCTTTCGTGTCAGGCGGTGCAAGGAACTGGGAGGCCGCAAGCGTTTCCTCTGTATCGAGTGCGAACTGGAGCAGACAGGAACAGGGAACAATCCTGATGTCGGGCAATAGCAGCATAGAAATAGAATTTCCCTCATATGTACTCGAATATGACCGTGCTCAACTGCGAAAGAGTTTGCAGGTAGCAGGACGTGAAGTGGCTGCAAAGGCTCGGCAGAATATTCGTAATTCTGTTGGTGGTGGCCGTCTCTACTATGGGCCGGGTGGTTCTATTGGATACCGAGGTGGAAGCAGTACAGGCGCATATCGTGCCTCTGCCCCCAGTCAAGCACCAGTTAGTGTGACAGGAACGCTGGCACGTTCCATTAAGGCCAAGCTCAGGCGGGGCCGCACAGCAGATGTCGAGACAATCCGTGACGCGGCTTTCTATGCGAAGTTCCTGGAGGCCGGGGCCAAGGGGGGCGGTCCCGCCAAACGGAATCAGCGCGCACGGGGTAAAACCTATGTTTCCGGGGGGCGTATTCTACAGCCCCGCAAATTCCTGTCGGCAGCCCTGGCGCAGTGTGCCCCCGATATCCGCCGCCGTCTGGCAGATGCTGCCGTCCAGGGTGTTGTTATGGAGCGCGTTAAAAAATGAACATTAGCGATGTCATTCGCCAGATCCGCGAAAACTCCACATTCCTTGCAAAAGACCCCAACGGGGAGCGGTGCTGTGCTGGTGCTGCCGAGCTCGCGCAGATTGTTGACAAAGCATGGCTGGCCCGCCCTGCAGCCTATGTCCTTCCTGTGGAAGATGATGCCGAAGGCAATGTTTCCCAAAACGGATTGGATCAGAACGTAACGCAAACAATTTCTGTTGTAGTTGACCTGCCGAACGTGGCTGATCCTCGTGGCCAGCTTTCTGCGTCAACGCTTGATGCAGCACGGGCTGATCTGTTCCGGTGCCTCCTTAACTGGCGACCGGACTGGTCCACTGGCAATCAGGGTTTTTCATACGCCGGGGGCAATCTGGTGCAGATGGACCGCCAGCGTATGCACTGGCAGTTCCGCTTCTCCTTGAAAATCCTGATTACGGATGAAGATGGCTGGCAGCAGCCAGAGGAACAGATCACAGAAATAAATGGAATACTGACCGATCCGCAAACGGGCGAAGAGACATCGCTGAGTTTTGCGGTCTCCAATGATGGAGCAAACACATGAAAATTTACCCGGTAGCGGGACGCACTGCGCGTGATCCCGTAACACTGGAGCCGGTGCCAGCCTCTGGCAAAACGGTGTCGGATTATGACCCCTACTGGGTGCGTCGTCTGCGCGATGGCGATGTATCCAAGACTGCACCGGATGCCGCCGCCCCTTCATCTCCCGCAACAGCAGTGGCCGCTACCGTCGCACCGCCGCCAGCAGCGCAGGCTAGCGGGGGTGCGGCATGAGCGGTACAATCACCTTTCCCAACTATCCTGCAACCAACCGTGTCCCCGGAATTTTCGCGGATATAGACCCCAGTCAGGCAAACACGGCAACAGTTACTCTGCGGGCACTTATTATCGGGCAAATGCTCCCGGTAGGTACGGCAACTGCAGGTCAGGCTGTAATTGTGCCCAGTGTTACTGCAGCGCGTGCGCTGTTTGGTGATGGCTCGCAGGCTGCCATTGCGGTCAAGCACTATCGGAATATCGATACGTTTGGCGAGTTGTGGGTATTGCCACTGGGTGATGACCCAGAAGGTGTTGCAGCCAAAGGCGGCATTGGCATCACAGGCACGCCATCTGGCTCAGGTTCCATTATTTTTGAGATTGATGGCGAACTGGTGACTGTCAGCTACAGCGCGGCAGATGCACCGGCCGATATTCTGGCCCGCATTGCCACTGCCATGGTTAGCGTTGCAGATATTCCGGTAAGTGCAGGTGCGGTTGCCGCAGGCACTCTCCCACTTACAGCACGCAATAAAGGTGAGGTTGGTAACGATATTCTTCTGGCAATATCAGATGCCTCGTCCGACTACGCCGCCGACGGATTGACCATTACCCTGACCCAATTTTCAGGCGGTACAATCAACCCATTTGCAGCTCTGCCGACAGCACTGGCCAGCCTTGGCACACGGGCATTCGATTTTGTAGGCTGCCCATATCTGGATACGTCCACTCTGCCCATCCTCAAAGAGTTCTGGAATGATACGGTCGGGCGTTGGTCCTGGCAGCAGGAGCTTTTTGGTCATGTGTTCAGCGCACGGCGTGGAACACTGGGGCAAAACGCGGCATTTGGCGCAACGGTCAATAACGAGCATCTGACCGTGATGCCGGTATTCGATAGTCCCCATAGCCCCTTGCGGTGGCTTGCCGAAATTACAGCCGGGGTTGCTGTCAAATGCCGCATAGACCCCGGCGTGCCCATTACCCAGGTTGCCCTTACAGTCGGTGCGCCCAGTGTTTCCAACCGGCCAACATTCTCCGAGCAGAACACTCTGCTCTATGATGGGCTTTCCACATTCAGCGTGGCTGATGATGGTACGGTATCCATTCTCCGTCTGGTCACAACGTACCAGACCAACGGTTCGGGCATGCCAGATGATTCCTATCTGGACGCGGAAACCATGAACCAGCTGGCCTATGTCATCCGTGATCTGCGTAGTTTCCAGGCACCTTACCTGACAAAAAAATTGGTGTCTGATGCAACGGCAATCCCTGCAGGCTCCAGCGCGATTAACGCTCCGGTAGTCAAGCAGGCCTTGATTAGCCGGTACCGCCAGTTGGAAGCAGGCGGTTACGTGCAGAACAGTGCCAAATTCGCCGCAGCCATTCTGGTCAAGAATATCGGTGGTGGGCGTCTTCAGGAGTTGCTGCCAGTCGATGTCGCCAATCAGGTGCGCAACATCGCAATGCTCATCCAGTTCCGTAAAAGCTGAGGATTAAGAAAATGTCGAACATGCGCCGCTCAGGCGTTGCAGCAGGGTTCATTGATGGCGTGCCTTACGACATTATCGAAACCCGTTACAGCCCGACAAAAGTGGTAAGGGAAACCCTCAAAGGCCAGAACGGTATTCATGGCTTTTCTGAAATGCCCCAACAGGGGCGCATTGTCATGTCTATCCGCGATGCCGGGGGCATGAGCGTGGCTGATTTTAGTGACATGTCAGACAATGAAGTGCAGCTCAGTCTGGCCAACGGCAAAACCGTTGGTGGGGCGGGTATGTGGTGCACCGAAGCGGTGGAAGTCAACACGGTGGAAGCCACCATGGAAGTCACTTTTGAAGGCGCTTCAGTTACGGAAACACTCGCATCATGACCAATGAAACAGAGAATGCACCAAACGACCAACTCCCCGAAACGCTCATCATCCCGCTTGACCCTCCAATAGAAGTAAAGGGGGGTGGCTGTTATTCAGAACTGTCCTTGTCCGAACCGCTGTCCGGGCAGGTGCTCAATGCAGAAAAGCACCTGAAAGGAAACTTTGGGGCAGCTGAACTGCGTCTGTACGCCCTCACGCTGGTTTCTCAAAACAGCGGTGTGCCCATGAGTGTGCTGCGGGACTACTGCCCCATTGGTGTGCTGAACAGGGCGGCAAACTATCTCCAGCGTTTTATAGAAGCTGGCCAGAACACTGGCGACAGCTAGCCGTAAGGCTGGCTGACCGCCTCCACTGGTCAGCACAGGACACCCTGGCCCTCACAGGGTCCGAAATCCTGTGGTGGACCGAGCAGCTTGCACAGCTAGATAAAAGCAGAGAAACCGATGGCTAGCGGCTTTACCATTACAATTTCGGCCGTGGATCGGGCCAGCAAGGTGATGGACACCATCACCAAGCACATTAACGCCATGAACGCCCCGACACGCAGATTCAAAGCATCTTTTGGCCGGTTCATGGATGCAGCCGGTATCAGTCGAGTTGCCGGGGCATTCCGCGGGTTTGCCCGCTCTGGTCTTTCTGCGGCCTCTTCCCTGCTCAGAATCATCGAGCCGATGGGCATTCTAACCGGGGCGGCAAGCCTTGCCGGCATTTACAAACTGACGACCAGTTGGGCTCAGTTTGGTTCCCAATTGGGGTTTACGGCCAAGCGCATAGGCATCATGCCGGACAGACTGCAAGCCCTTCAAGGGGCCGCCGAATTGGCAGGGGCGTCTGCTGGCTCCCTTTCCTCTGGGTTGCGTGGCCTGCACGACAACATGGTTAACGCCATTGGCGGTCGGAATAATGAAGCGCTTCTGTATTTCCGCCAGCTCGGTATTAACATAGGCAACATGCGCCAAGGTGCGCGCAGTGTGACTGAAATACTGCCCCAGTTGGCCGATAAGATAGCAGCGCTAAAAGACCCAACCTTGCAGGCTCGCGTCGCTACCGCAACGCTGGGTGCCGCAGGGGAAGAGCTTCTGCCGTTCCTGCGCTTGGGCTCCAAAGGAATCCAGCAATATCAGACAGAAATGCGCCGGTATGGCGTGACCAATGCCGCCGGGGTGGAGGCTGCCAATAATCTGCGTATGGCGCAAACGCGCCTGAGCTGGGCAACGCGCGGGCTAGCGTACTCCGTAGCAGAACAGGCTGCCCCCGGCCTGCAGGCACTCTTCTCGTGGTTTACCGACCTCATTGCTAAAAATCGTGAACTCATTGCCGCCCGCATAGGTGCCGCCATTCAGGCCTTTGCCCAGTGGATCATGGGCGTGGACTGGAAAGGCGTTGCGGACGATATCAACACCATTTTCAATAATGTGCAGGATACGGCCAAGGCTATGGGCGGTTGGAAAGAGGTCGCCAAGGGTGTTGGTGGCGCTATCGTTGAGCTGCTGATAGCCCGCATGCTGCTCGGCTTTGGCATGACCCTGCTCAAGATTATTCAGGTCACAAAGGCCCTCAAGGCCATGGGGTTGGCTGCCGGGGCAGCAGACGCCGCCGCAGGCGGTGCGGCCGCTGCTGGGGCGGGCAAGGCCGCATCAAAAGGTGGGCTGCTGTCTGGCATATGGGCGTTGCTCAAATGGGGTGGACGCACCGGTCTGAAAATTGGGAAATACGGTGGTGTTGCTTATGCGGGTTACGAAGCCGCTACCATGGGAGGTGCCAGCCTTTCCAAGAATGACACCATCATGCGCGGGCGTCCCCTTCCCGCCGAAATTGCCACGGAAGCCCGTGCGGCAGCTGCCCGCTATGGCGTGGACCCCGACCGTTTCCTGTCCCTGCTCCGGACCGAGGGCGGCGGATATACCAATGTGTCCCCAGCCGGAGCTTTTGGACCTGGTCAGCTCATGCCGGATACCGCGCGCGAACTAGGGGTAGCAGCCTCTATCGATGATCCCGACTACACATGGCAGGGCAATATAGATGCGTCTGCCCGCTACCTGCGGCAGAACGTGGATAAATCTCGTGGCAATTACACTGTGGCAGAAGCCCGTTACAATGCAGGCCCCAACAGTGCTGCCGTCGGTCGTTTCGAGCAGACAGGGGACTACTCCGCATTGCCAGCCGAAACACGGGATTATGTGCGTTCCATTGATACAGAAACCGCCGTTGCCAAACGGCAGCAGCATGATGGTGGCTCAGATGTGCCGTCTAAAATGACCATAGCACTGGAGGTGCATTCCAAAGATGGCGGCAATACCTCTGTGCGGGTGCGTGACGTTAAAACGCAAGGCGGCACAGCCCCGCGTGTCGTTGCCCCCATGCCTGTGCAGTAAAGGGGGGCGGCATGTCTTTTATTGAACTCTATATTCCGGCCATCTGGCGCGGAGTACCATTTCTGGTGCGCGATAGTGGGTTGACCGTTGGCCGGCGTACTGCCGTGCACACATACCCCTACCGGGATGATCCATGGCCTGAAGATATGGGGCGTGGCCCGCGCGTCATGTCGTTTGCCTGCCGTCTGGTGGGTGATGATGTGTATTTGCAACGTGCGGTCATGGCGGCAGCCTGTGAACTGGAGGGGCCGGGCCTGCTGGTCCATCCAACACTCGGGCCGGTGCGTTGCAGTCTGGTAGAGCCCGTTACATTCCGCGACAGGGGGGATGCGCAGCGAGAGGTGCAGTTTGAGCTGGTGCTCATGCAGGCCGGGTCTCGGGTATTCCCTAATCTGCTGCTCAATACGCAAAATGCCATTCTGGTAGCCGCAGCTGCTGCGGTCCTCACGGTTGCCAGAGTCCTGGTTACCGAACTGTCCGGCATACGCAGCCCTGCCCCAGTGCTACGTCTTGGGGCACATAATGTGGCCAGCGCATGGGGCGCGTCAGCTGCGGCCGTCTCGCGTGACCCCGGGGCCATTGCCAGCGAGGGCTCGGGTCTGCCGGGCCTGAATGGCCGGTATGATCAGGGAATGTTGGCTGTATCCGCCCCGGCTTCTGCCACCATCAGCACACAACGTGCGGCAGTTGTCGCCTCTCGTACCGAGCTGGATGGTGCTGTGGCATCGCTGGTTGAATCGTCGTCAACTGTTGTTGCGCAACCGGAGGATTTTGCGGCAGCTGCGCGTTCTGTCGTTACAGCTATCGCGGGGGCAACCATCAGCCCGGCCGATCGCATTCGGCTTCTGTCAGGTCTGGCGGCTTATCAGCCCTATATCTCCAGCACGACAGCACCCATAGGAGCGGACCTGGCCACGGTGCGTAGTGCCGTGGGCGCTCTATTGCGCCGGCAGGCGCTGATTGGTCTGGCGGAAGCCATAGAAGCAGCCAGCCCGGATAATGCCCAGACGGCGCAACAGATCCTTACAACCTTCGTGCAGCTCATCGATGCCGAGATTATTATCGCGGCCGATAATGCCGAAAGCGGGGCTTATGACATGCTCCGCACCCTGCGCACAGCGGTTGTGTCTGACCTCAGCGCACGGGGTGCCCAGCTGGCCAGTCTGGTTTCCTATTCCTTCAACGTGCGTATGCCAGCGATTGCCCTTGCGTATCGTCTGTATCAGGACGCATCCCGCACGCGTGACCTGATCTCTCGTGCCAATGCAGCGCATCCACTGTTCATGCCCACACAGTTTCAGGCTTTGGACCAATGAGCACACTCTCCTCTCTGGTTGGTGGCAGTGTCCCCGACATAAATACAGATGTCACTCTGACCATAGGTAACGTGGCATGGCGGGGCTGGCAGGATATCCGAATTTCCCGCGGGTGCGAGCGCATGCCAGCGGATTTTGAAATATCAGTGACTGAAAAATACTTGAGCCCTGATCAGATCGACATCCGCCCAGGGCAGCCCTGTATGCTGGCTATCGGGAATGTCCCGGTTATCAGCGGATATGTGGATGTTTACAATGCCAGCATCGGGCCGGACGAACACAGCGTGCGTATTATGGGCCGCTCCCGCTGCTCGGATATTGTGGATGCCCATGCCGTGGTGCCCAACGGGCAGTTGGGGAACTGCGATATTGTGCGTCTGGCAACTGAGCTGTGCAAGCCATTCGGGGTGCAGGTTGTAACCCAGAACCTCAACCTGCCATCGGACCCCAAGGACCGGATTATCCAGTGGTTTAACGTCAATTTGGGGGAAACGCCCTATAATCTGATAGAGGTGTGTGCCCGCTATATGGCCGTCCTGGTGTACGATAATGCGGATGGCAATCTTGTTCTGGCCTCTGTCGGAACGACCTCCCATGCCAGTGGCTTTGCCGAAGGAGTGAATGTGATTGGCGCGGATGTGTCGTTCAGAATGGATGAACGATACAGTGAATATTCCCCGCACTTGTTTACCATTCAGAGTTTTAATGACTTCGACAGTCCCAATCAGGGCAATGCTTTCCCCTCTATTTATGACCCCGGCGTGCCCCGGTATCGGCCATTCTTTGTCATAAGCGAACAGTTTGATTCTCGTGGTTATCTCGCGCAACGTCGTGCGCTGTGGGAAATGCAGCGTCGGCGTGGGCGCTCCCAGGCTGTGCGTATCGTCTGCGATTCATGGCATGATAGCGCAGGCCAGTTATGGGCGCCCAATATGCTGGCCCCCCTGCACCTGCCCTCGCTTAAGCTGCCCAACTTGAACTGGCTGATAACCGGCGTGACGTTCTTCAAGGATGATCGCATGGGAACCCGGGCGGAGCTGGAGATGATGCCGCCAGAAGCCATGTCTGTAGAGCCTGCGACACAGCAGCCATTTGACTGGCAGGTAGCAGAAAATCAGGCGAACGGAACGGAGTATTAACATGAACCGTATCTATCGCTGGTTGTTTGGCCGTGGCCGCACAACACTGCCTGCGCGCGATGGCGGGGCCGTGCAGACTGTGCAGGTCCGCCTGAGCCCCCAGGAATTGCTGGATGACCGCTCAGTTATTATCGCTTACGGCCTGATCAGTTCGCCGCCAGTGGGGGCAGATGTCTTGTTGGTATGTGGGTCAGGCGACCGCTCGGATAGTGTTGTAATCGCCCATAACCACCAGCAGTACCGCTATACCGCCGCGCAACCGGGCGAGGCTGGGCTGCACAATGGCGTCTGTGGCAGCACCATACTGCTAAAGGCCAATGGGGATGTGTATATCAGGCCCGCATCGGGCAAGGTTGTTATGGATGGTGGCACAGTAACAGCCGACGATTTTATCACAACATCTGGCGTCAAACTCTCCGATCACACCCATGGTGGTGTGCAAAAGGGTGGCGACAAAACTGCAGGCCCACAGGGGTAAGCCATGGCTGATATCCGCCTTGTTTATGATAACACCAAAATGCATTGTGACTGGGTGATAACTGATGGTGATGTGGATACGGATGCGGATCTGGAAACCGCGGTTCTCTTCTCCCTCTTCACCAATGCCCGCGCGCCGGATGGAACCCAGCCACCAAACGGGTCTACGGACCTCGGGGGGTGCTGGATAGACAACATGGAAGGATATTCCATGGGCTCCCTGCTATGGACCATTGAAGGGGCAAAAAAGACTGGCAACAGCCTGCTAACCCATGCCCGCACAATTTGTGAGCAGGCCTTGCAATGGCTACTGGATGAAAAAATTGTCGGAAGCATTACGGTGCAAACCTCGTGGCTGAACGCTACAGCCTTGAATATCGGCATCCGAATGATCAAGCCCGATGGGTCCGATATCTCTTTCCGGTATGCGTGGGCGTGGAAGGAGCCTGCGCGTGCCATATCCTCAAAAAACCCTTTCTGAACTTCAGGCGTCCTCGTGGAGTGATATTGTCTCCAGCAATATCATGCGCGGCGTATCAATCTTCCCGCGTTCTGTTCTCAACCGCCTGTCATGGATGTTCTCCAATCTGGTCTGGGGGAATTATGACTATATTGGATGGTGCTACCGGCAGGCCGTGCCCTGGACAGCCGAGGATGAAAATCTGGACGCATGGGCGGCACTCCGGGGCATTTACAAAAAAGATGCGACGCTAGCCTCTGGCACAGTTCTTTTTTCTGGATGCACGCCGGGCGTGGAACTGGCTGCAAACACGGCAGTCTTGCGGGCCGATGGACTTTCCTATTTCACCTCATCCGTAGCTGTTGCTGGGTCAGATGGCGTACTGAATGCTGAGGTCACTTGCGATACGGCAGGGGCGGATGGAAACTGTGATAACGGCACTGGCTTTGCTCTGCTCACCGCTCAGGACGGCATACCAGCCGCTGGTATTGCATCAGGCAGTTTTACCGGCGGCGCAGATGCAGAGCAGGATGGCCCGTTCCGTACCCGCATGCTCAAAGCCTACGCCGCGCGTGATGGCGGCGGCCGGGCAGATGATTACGTGGAATGGGCCACTGCCGTTGCCGGTGTAACCCGTGCATGGTGTAACCCCAACGGTGCTGGCTCTGGCTCCGTCGTGGTGTATGTCATGCTGGATAAGGCGCAGGCAGCTCATGATGGCTTTCCGCAGGGGACCAACGGTGCGGCCACAGCGGAGCCGCGCTATACAACCGCCACAGGTGACCAGTTGGCGGTAGCCAATGCCATCCAGCCCAATCGGCCCGTCACGGCGCTGGTCATTGTTTGTGCCCCAGCTCCCTTCCCCATTAACGTCACGCTGGCTGACCTGTCTCCCAGCACGCCAGATCAGTTGGCAGACATGAAGGCCGCTCTTGCTGATCTATATGTGCGGAACGGCACGCCATTGGGGATGACCATTCCCCAGAGTGACATTGAGGAAGCTCTGTTATCAACCGGGGCGTCCTTCACGCTTTCTGCACCGGTTGGGCCTGTGGTTGTTCCTCTGGGGGCGTTGCCCACTGTGGGTGTGGTCGCTTCAACATGAGTATCCCCAGCTGGTCAGCCAGCCAGATTCTGGAGCAGTTCAAAAAGACAATGCCTTTCGGTCGTGCATGGCCGCGTGAAGCAGGCACTGTCCTGGACGGCGTTTTATCTGGCTTCATGCCTATGGCAGAGCGGGTGATTAACGATGCGCGCTCTATCGTGCCCAACGTCTTCCCGGCAACAGCATCGTACCTGTTGCTGGAGTGGCAGAAAACGCTCGGTCTGCCAGATCCGTGTGCCGGCGCCAACCCTTCTATGGAGCAGCAGCAACGCCAGGTTGCTGCGCGCATGGGCGATGCAGGCGGCTCATCCATAGAGTATTATGTACGGTTTGCAAAAACACTTGGTTACACAATAACTATTAGCGAGTTTTCAGCAGCCCGTGCTGACTTTCTGCGCGCGGATGATCCTGTTGCAGATGCCTTCTGGGATTACGTCTGGCGCGTAAACGCCCCAGCCACAACAGTAAATTACTTTAGTGCAGATGCCTCCTACGCAGATGAGGCACTGGCAACATGGGGTGATGCAGTTCTGGAGTGCGAAATATCGTCCCGCGCTCCGGCCCACACCAGAGTTTTCTTTTCTTACGGATAAAATCATATGGTTTACCGAATAGACGACGTAACGGCTGTATCTGCCCTACCAGCGTTGCCGACAGATAACATTGGCGAACCTGGCTTTTTTACCGGTGGTTCCACAACGGGGCAGTCCCCTACCCGGGTGCGGTTCTGGTGGCTGAACATGGTGCAGGAGGAACTGATCAATATTGCTCAGGCCGCCGGTATTGTTTTCGACAAAACAAAAAATGATCAGTGCATTACGGCCATTAAACAGCTTATTTCTGACGTGGCCTCCAGCGCGGTGATGGGAACGCCTGGAGTGCTGGCAGACGGGGACGTGGCTGGCAAACTGCTGTATTACGCTGCAAACCAGAAAGCACCTGTGTTTGTCTATGGCACAACTACTGTTGCGTTGGTCAGCAGCACGGCCTTGGTCACGGTCCTTCAGGGGTTTCTGCCCTTGGTTGGCGGCAATGTCACGGGTGCAATGGACTGGGGCAGCAAAACAGTTGCCAGCACCGTTACGCATCGCTTCTGGTCTGCCGGGCCGCCTGCTGAGGGAGACGCCGCGCCCGATGCCACCCTGACCATTGCTGGCGGTACGCCCGGAACGGCCAACAAGGGCACTATGGCGCTCTCGACCGGGGTGTTTGACCTCAGTGAAACAGGGCAGGTTCTGGTCCCCAGCATCCTGATCTTTGGTGGCAAGGATGCCTTAAATGCCCTGACGGCAGAGGGCCGGTATGTCAAATCGGTTCCGGTTGCTCCGAACAAGCGCATCACCGACATCTGGGAGAATGCGGACGGGCGGCTTGTGTTCGGAGACGGTACGACTGCTCCAATTCTTGCCAGCCTGTCTGACCTGCCTCTTGATCCCGGCCAGCAGATACAGACGTTCGTCGTCTCAGGCGACAACAGCGGCATTGTCACAACCAAATTCCCGGTAGCGTTTAAGGCCGGAACGGTCCCGCGTGTTCTCCTGCGGATCAACAACGAACCCAACAGTAATGCCTGGACCCGTGTTGCGCACATCGCGCTCGACGCGAACTACAATGAAGTTATCGACAACACGGGCTTCACTTGGGCAGCGACATATTTCACCAGCAATAGTGCTGGTAATTCCGCCGTCCAGTTTACATTGACAGTCATGGCTATTGGAGAACGACAGTGAGCATTCTGGACGATCTGAAAGCCGCGTATCCCGCACGCTACTATGCGGATATGGGGAAGCCCTGCGCGTGGTACGATATGTGGAGCTGTGCTTCCATGGATGGTCTGCCCGCTGCCAGCACCCTGTTCGCCATGACGGCGGAGCAATGGACAGCAAAAGGGGGAAATACCGGCACCAAAAGCATGGCCGTGGAGAATGGCGCGCTGGTCGATTACGCGCCGCCGGTCGTGGTTGTTCCACTGAAAACGCAAGCCACAACAGCGCAGGCATGGATACAGCAGCAGGCCAACCTGACCGCTGCCATGGGCGAGGTCTTTACGGCGGATATGAAGGCGTATGTGAAAGCCATCGCCGCCATAGCTAGCGGCACGGATACAACCAGCACGGCGCTGCCCGCCCAGCCTACGGATGTGATGGCAGCACCCACGGCTGCAGGGACGTGAAGTAAGTATGAGCGTGTCACACTTCATCAGCGAGTATGGCAACCTGATCATGACGGCCGGAGCTGGTGTGGGCGGATGGTGTGCCAATATGATGAATGGCTACCTGAAAGCGCAACGCCAGAAGTTTGATGCGGGTCAGCAGGCGCTTGCCATACTTGACCGAGCCTCCGAGAGAGACCGGCAAATGGATACTCTGGTGGCAACAATGACACTGCGCGTAAATGACCTCATGCTTTTGCGTTGGCGACTGGATGACGTGATGCAGGAGGTTTACGCACAGGCGATTGCCGCGCGCATGATTATTCACGAACTGGACGCTCAGGCGCAGCGTATCCCTCGTGATTTTGCACCGTTGCCTGCATACCCGCTAGCCGCCAATAATGCCCCTCCTCTCAAAACCGAACAGCCGGAGCAGGCGCATGACGCCTGA